GAGCTTCTGGATTCCTTGCATCCTCGAGTAGGAGAGGATCAACGGGTTGAAGTCGGTTCCATCGTTGGAGTTCATAACCGCAGCTGGGACAGAGCCTGTGAGCGGTAGACGCTCGAACTTCACGCCCCAGTGATAGCGAGAGTCAGGGATCTCAAGCAGACCCGGAGATCCGAGGTAGGCAGCGCCGTCCACCGTTCCCTTTGTCGCCTTGAAGCGGAACGGGAGCGGAGGAACGATCGAGCCTGTCAGTGACGTAGCTGCAGAGCTGCTGCAGAGAAGGCGTGGGAGGACGTTGGCACCTGCACCGTAGGTGCGTGTTCCTTCCACGAGAGCAGCGGTGGAGTCCGTAAGGGTCTGTGTGGTCCGAACGACCGGAATACCCTTGAATCCGAATGGAAGCGCGGATGCCGGAACGACGCCTGTCGTGAGACCAGCACCCGGGATGACCCTGACCCTGCGGCTCGCGCTCGGGAAGAGCCCACTGATCACGAGGCGCTGCTCAGATTCGTCGCTAGCGTCGAAGTTGAACGAGACCTTTGTGTCTCCAATCTTCTTGGCGACGTAGTTCTGGCTCGCGGGGTTGATATCGCACCCTGCGAACGTCTCAAAGACCTGCGGCGCAGTATCGGAATCGTACAGGCTACGAACGTTGACGTCGAAAGTTCCGTACGGATTGCGTGGGTCGGTGGAAGCTCTTACGTTGGTGATTGAGATCTTGTAAAGAGCGTTGCCAGAATCACCGTCAGTGAGAGTCTCGAAGTGGAAGAGCTCGTGCTCGAGACCTCCGAAGGGCTGGGAGATGATCGCCGGGGTACGGGCCGTCGTGTAACGAGTGTCGAATCTTCCGAAGTTCTGCAAGTAGTTGCTTGAGGAGCCGGATACGACCGCCACACAGCTGTCGCCCGTCGTATCGATACCGACAAGCTCGTCCTCGATCGGGAAATCGAGGTAGAGGACGTGCTGCTCAGCCTGGAACTTCTTAGGATCTGTATTCAGAACCTTGCCGAAGTAATCGTTGGCGCTTGGGTCGAAAGATGCCGTGAGGACCCGAAGGCCGTTATAGCCGTCCGACGATCCGAAAACTGAACCCTGCGAGGAGGAAACCACGAACTTGAACTTCTTGTATGTCGCAGAGCTTGGGCTGAGGTCGACGGAGGCGATGTCATCGATTGCCGCCCCGCTCCCAGACCACTGGGAGGCGGCGCCTGTCATGTCGAGCACCATCCCTCTGGCACCTGTTGGGAACATGAGCACACCACGAACAATGTTCAGTGTGTCGCCGGCATCCGGCGGGTTGAAGCTCGGGTTGTCGCTAAAGATCGGAAAACCCTTCCACTCCGAGGGAGTCGTTGAGCTTGCAGGGATCGAATGACGCGCGACAAGGAACTGAACAGCTCCCGTCTTTCTCGCGTCTGTCGCCGGCAGAGCGACAGCGGATCCAGTGACCTTGAAGCCAGCGTTCCTGACGGTGCCCTGCGTCAGCGTGATCGCAACGTCCGACATGCCCACGTTCGCGCCTGCCCCGAGGACACGGATGAATGTGAGAGCCCCCTTATGCTTCAGCCACTCATTGGCAGCGTATGTTGCGGGACGTTCGGGATCAAGGTTGCCGAAACGTGCCGAAAAGTCTGAAAAAGACGCGACGGTCGTCGGCACGAATGCCGGTCCTGAGGCGGCGGCGCCGATGAGTCCGCCCGGAATGCCGGTCGGCTGTGCGCCCGGGGCGGTAAGCTCAATCTCCTGTTCAAAGAATCCAGGAGAGCGAAAGGTCTGTTCCGACATCAGTTGCTCCTAATCTAATGGGATAATCAAAGCTTAAGTATCACGCAGGAAGAGAAACGACGACATCATTTTAGGTCCCTGTCGGATTTTAACGGACCACTGATCGTTGTTAGAACCTCCTCCCCGTGTACGCTGGAGACGCTTCTCACTTTGACCATAACATCCATCCGCTTTCCAGTCAGAGGGTCCTCTGCGAGCTTCCGAGTGGTGCTGCGTGATGAGATAGACGATGACTCTGTCCCACCGATCGCTGTCGTAAGATCCGGACGAAGAGAAGAGAATCTTTTTTCGATGCCGCCTGCGGCAGACTCCGATTGTCTTGTCGAATCAACGGACGGAACACTTGTCGTGACCGGATCATCGACGGTGGCGATAGAGTCCAGCACATGAGAGTCGATCCTCATGTCCTCGACATTCCCAGACACTCCCGCGCTGGTATCTCCCACCACGATTCCAAACGAGAACTGGGTCGCAGAGACCCGCCTCCTGAGACCGTTCGGAATGCCCGGTGATGTAGGAAGTATCATGAACGCTGGCACAGTGACAGTGAAGCTATGCTTAATTGTTCTTTCCTCATCGCTCATGCTGTCGAAGGTCGTATCAGACGAGATCTCTGGATCGAAGGTCGCATTGAACCAGTAGCCGCTCGGCGTCTCGATCCTGTATGATCTAGCCCTGAGGTTATGGTAGCCGTTCATTATCGTGGTGATGATGTCGTTACTGTGCTGCGTGAACTGCGTCCACAGGGTGATCTCGTACTTTGCCGTGAAGAATTTCGGGACAGGTATCGATATCGTCTCATAGAGCCCTGCTCCGAGATTTGGCTCGAGATGTCGTCCACCGGTGGTTCGTCCGGGACGATCGATCCCCTGCTTTCGAGACGAGATTCCAGTATTCTCAAATCCCTGCGCGTTCACCAGACGTTGGTAGAGCGGGTCGTCCTTGGAAAGACGCCGAACTATGTCGATAGTTCCAAGATCTCCCATCTCGATCGATTTCTGTGCCTGCTGCTCAATTCCGCTTCTGCCCATCGTGATCAGCGGTATGATCAGCGCTCCGTTCTTATCTCGAAGAGGATCCTTCCTCCTGTTGATCGCGAAACGCTCTCCCGTGGCAAATATGACGGGAACTTTCTTGGTGCTGCCGTCCTTGAGCGAGTAGATGAGTGGGAGGTCGCTGTTGAAGAGGTTGAACATCGCGCGGTCAACGTCCTCGAGCCCACACGACGGGACAGTGATGTCTTCGGGAACGTTTGTTCCCTCATACCCTAGATCGATTGAATCGCGTCCGTACTTTCTCTTTGTTGAGTATCTAGTGCTCATTCATCACCGTAGAAAGACGAGTTGATTCCATCTGGTGAGACTTTTTTCGGTCCCGTCAGGGGTTGATCGAGCTTCCCGTCAGCCTGCAGCTCACGGCGGTCTGCTGTCGCACCAGCCTCGTTGGTCGAGGCGCCACGCTGCTGAACGAACGTTGTCTGGGACACTTTTTCCTCGTCCAAGTTCTGCGCGGCGGGACCTGGAGCGGCGCGGTTGATGAGATCCTGCCTTGCCTGCTTGCCCATGAGCTTGTACCCAGTGACATGCTCGACCTGCCCGAAGATCTTACTGATGGTGACGACCTGGATGATCTCGAAGAATACAGATCCGTAAGACATAAAGTCTCCCATCTGCATCCTGAGACCCCTGTCCGTCAGATCCTGCGCATGAACGCGTGCTTCGATCGAGTGGAACTTCTCGCTTCCGAACTTGTTCGTCCTGGTCTCACCTGGTGACCACTCAACAAGCGCGTCGATCTCAATCGGCGGATCGAACACCTTCTCGATTGATTCCTCATAGACGTCATGTACCTTGGTCACGTCCGTCCTGACTGGATAGTAATAGATCTTCTGACCTATCACGTCCTTGATCAACTCTTTCGTGAGGTCGCTGATGAGATCGAGCTCCCTGGGGGTTATGAAAAGTCTAGCCATTCGTTATCCCATCGTGATAACGCGTCCCATCGGGACCGGTATCGATTTCAGGATCTTCTGGAGGTTGTCAATCTCGGTCGCTTTTATCTCGATGAGCTTGTTGTACGTCATCGAGTCGAGCATCTCCTTCAGGTCAGTCCTGAGCTTTTCCTTCTCCTCCTTGGCGGACGACTTCAGGTCGCCTCCGTCCAGTTGAAGATCGCCGCCCGGGATCGGAACGGAGCTGAACTTCGATCTGATCATTCCGAGCAGCTCCTTGGCAAGGGCGAGAGCGAACTGCCTCACCCACTGGCGTGCCATCGAGTTCACCCTGGCATAGACAAAGTTGCCGTAGGGAACGTTGGAGAGGTTCGACACACCGTTTATCGATGCGTCTGCAAACGCTGGGTTCAACGGGCTGGATTCAAAGCCGACCCGTACCCAGAGCCTTAAGGGATTGTCGGCTGTGGGCATCGGGAATATCCTGAGCTTTGTTCCGGTCACACGATAGCTGTAGTTGGAGCGACGAACCCTGTTCGAGATATTCATCTGTCCGCCGCGGAGTATGTCCTCGAAGACTGGCAGGACGTAAAATGCAGTCTCTGGCGTGAATGACTCGAAAGAGAATTCGTTATTGAGGTAGTTGATAGCAGAAGTGGTGTCGAAGAACCTGTACGCTGCCGATGGGTTGTAGTGCATGATCTCGAAAACACGCATCTTTCGACGTTCAGGGTTCAAAGATGAGCTGATAACCGGCGTGTTTGTCGACGGAACGATGAGCTCGGTGTAGAGATCGTAGTCCTGAATGTTCTGGCGAAGTTGTATCGACCCTGAAATTGAGTTGTACGTTCCTCCCAATCCTGCTTCTACAGCGTAGGGCTCAGCGAGTCGAACGATGTAGTTGAGAGTGTCTCGTGGAAGCTTCTGGGTTGCTTCGTCGAGGCTTCCCGTCTGCATTCCAAGGAGGGAGAGAAGCTGGCTCTTTGCCTGGTACTGATTGACTATCGATCCGTACTCGAGGAAAGACTCCTCAAAGCAAGACCATATCTGCTTCTTCGTCAGCTCAACCGAGAGAACATCGTCACCGAGACGCCGCTTGACAAAAGTGACCATCGCCTCAGCTTCAGTCTGAAATGCAGAGTCGGAGTCAAAAAAACCGAAGGGTGTCGGATTTAGGGTCGTGGTGAACGATGACATTTTAAGTCTCCAGCCCTAAATAGGAACGAGCGGCGTGAAGCCGCTCGTTCGTTAGAAAGAATCTATTTGCACTGTGGTCGAAAAGACTCTAGCAAAGCTTTCAGAACGTTGCTTCTATTTTTCGAGTCTTGAATCGCCCCGTGTTCCCCCTTCAGGATCGACCAGTATTTGTCCTTCATCTCCTGCGAGAGAGTCTGGGGCACAAAACTATCGAATGAGCCCCTGTCGTCATCGGTAAGAAACTTTCGCATCGTCGTGCCGGAGATCTGAACTGTCTCTGAGCGAGGAATCGACCTCTGCTCAAATTTGCTCACCGCGATCGGATCTTTGATGTAATCAGCCATCTTCGATGGAGCGTATTTTATGCGAGCGTCCTCGTCGTCGGAGTAAAATACGAACTTGCTGACAACGTTCTTCAGCTGTCTCATCTTGTCGACGGCGAGACTCAGCGGAGACTCAGCGGAGATTATCAGGGTGGCGTTCGGAAAGTCGCGATGAAATTGAGGCTCGAGCACAGCTTTCCACGCGTCGATCATCACACCTGCAGGAAGATCATCACGACCGGCGTTCGACGTGATGATGAGAGCCTCATCGCATTCTTTCGAAACGAGGTCGATCACGCCCCAGTGACCAGCGTGGACAGGTTTACCAGCCACGACAAAGATACCGATGCTGATTCCGCTCTTCGTTCCAAGCTCGAGTCGCCTCATCACCTGGGACTTTGTCGTTAGGAACAGGTCCTCCTGCCGTTGGATGAGTGTCTTCGGATGATTAAGGACCCCCAAACGGTTTGAGATCGCTGAGTCGTAATAGCACTCAGTGTGAATTCTTTGAAGAATTTCATCGAGGTCAGCCTCAGGTACATTTCGACGCTGGGCAGGTGCATGCTCGGATGAAATCTCCTGGGAGATCGTGATGATGCCGTTCCAGTAAGCCTGCTCGTCCTCCTGTGTGGAAGCCCTGAACTTCTGCTTTATCGCCTGCCGATGCTCAACGTCGTGTTGATCGAACCGAAGTGCCTTGTACAGAGCGCGTGTGGCGGAAGTCCTAAAGACGGAACCTTCAGCGGGAGACCTTTCGCTCTCTGTCGAGAGTGATGTATCGAAGTCGGAGAATAGATCGTAGATAGAGTCGACTATCTTGAGGGATCGATCCGGACCAGAGTCGTCGTAAGCCGACCTAAGCTTCGTGTCAAGATCGGCCGCTCGCCGC